TGATTCTGTTTGCCATGTGGTTTCACCTCACTTTTTTAAATTTTTTTTGAAGCCTATTGACTTTTTTGCTTTTATGACATATAATATATCCAGAGGGTGTATCTCAGCCCAAAATGAGAGATTTATTAAGTGAGTTTCTCTTGACTCTATACAAGAAAGTTAAAAGTGAGCGTTTCGCAGCTCTGAATGCGACATTTAACAGCGAGGGAAAGTTCAACTTGCCCTCGCTTGTTTTATAGGAGGAGTATGGATAATATAAAATTCTATGAAGTAAATCCAAAGTATATTGATTACTTGCTTCCATATGCACCACATTTGTTTCATAATAAAAAGCCAGGACAACAAAATGAAAGAAAATATATCGGTGTTGTGCTTTCAATAAATGGATTTGATTATTTTGCACCGCTTTCTTCATTCAAAGAAAAGCATAAATCAATGAAGGAAAGCATTGATTTTATTAAAGTTAAAAACTATTGTGTGATAAACATAAATAATATGTTTCCTGTTCCGAATAGTGAGTGTACATATGTAGATATTAATTTGCAGAGAAACCTCAAGTATAAGTCCTTGTTGTTAGCCGAATACAGGGTAATAAAGTCCATACAGGATAAAATTCGCAAAAATGCTAACACACTTTATTTCTTGAAAAAACGTGATGGTAATTCTACGCCTCTTTCAAAGAGATGCAATGATTTTGAAAGGCTTGAAATTGTTTGCACAGAATATATCAAAAATTTAAAATGAATCAAAATCCGCCTGTGAAGCCATTTCATTCCAGCCATCGTAGTCATCATTTTCACGTTCCGTGAACATATCGTTTATCAGTCCAATCGTAAGCAAATCCAGCTCGGTCATAGAAAGACCGAGCTGTTTGCATCTTAACAGGAATAATGGCGTTGTCATCGGTCGGTCAGTCGGGCGATGTTTTTTTTAGATTCAATCTGCGTTGCTGTATTTAACCCCCACAGTTCAATCAACTGTGGCAGGATCTCATAAATACTGAAGGTGTTGAACTGTTCCAGAAAATCATCAGGACTGTCGGGAACGTTTTCAGGGTCAGCGTGTTTTGCCATGATGTAGGCGATGTTCTCGAAAACCTCAAGGCTTTCGATATCAAGTTCGCTCTTGTTCTCATCGCCCTCTTCCACATCCGTTTTCAGCGATGCAAAGTCCTTGTAAATATCCCTGCGGAACTTCAGACGATAAAGGCGAGGCACAGCAGCACTTGCCTTAAATGGCACTTCCATACCGTCAATGGTAATATTCTTTTTGATAGACATAGATATACCTCCTTATGAAGTCGTAGTGGTTGTAGTAGTTGTGGATGTTTTTGTATTCGGGCTGTACGGCATCTTGAACCAGTTGTTGTAAACTGTATCTGACGTGCTTTCGGTTGTCTTGGACTTTACAAGACCTGTGGGCAAAGGAGTAGCTTTCAGCGACAGCTTTTCCGTCTTAACTTCTGTGCTTTCCTCTGTAGTTGCAGATTCTGTTGTAGGACGTGAAGCCGAGCAGCAGTACATCACGTGTCTGATGTGGTGCTTGTCTCCAAGAAACTCAAACATCAATGCAAACTGTGCAAGTTCTGTATCATTTCTTTCCACAAGAACACCGTTGTTATCGAGAATTTCTCCTAAGATTTCCGTTGCAAATTCGGTTGTGATAAGGGCAATTTCAAGGTCACCGGTGTAGCCGGCGTTGTTGTTAATCACGTAATATACACCGTTATCCGCATGAAAATTTTCGGCCTCGCCGTTTGCATCAATAGAAAGCGATACGGCACCCGGCAGATGCTTTGACTCTCCATATGCAGGAACGGTCTTGTTGCCGTCCGGGTCTTCACCCCATTCATTGATTTTCGCCCAGTAGACATTCTGCAAACCGAATTTAACTTTGTTCTTCTTGTTTGCCATAAGTTATACCTCCGTTTCGTAAAGTACTTCATAGAGTTTTTCGGACTCTATCCATACTTCTGATTTTGTATAGTAGATTTTATGACGTTTCAGAACCTGTTCTATCTGATTTTCCAGTTCAGGATTCTTAACGTCTGTATATAGTTCAATATCCAGCTGTTTAAAGCTGAAATACATCTGATTATCCGCAGAAAATGTATTCTCTCCGGGAGATAAAAACAGTAAAAAAGGAGGCTTGGGACTCTCGCCCTCAGCAAAATGGTGGTAAGCAAAAGGCAGCTCCATTTCTTCCATCATTTCTGCGATTTGTTCGTAGGTCATTTGAGTGCCTCCTCGATCAGTTTTTCAAACAGCTGCACACCGCTTTCTTCTGCGGGGGATATATGTGGTTTTCCTGCCACACGTCCGCCGCCACGCTTGGCGTGGCCTTTTTCGAGGAGATGTGCAAGCTGGTATCTGTTTTTGGAATGTACAGTCATTTCAAGAGAATGGCTGTTTTCCTTTGTCTTTTTAACTGCCCAGCTTTTCGCATAAGCACCGGTGTCCTTTGGTGCATTGGAAGATATCTCTTTCTTGACAGAAGTCGCAGTTTTCTTTACCGCCTTTTTCATGCTCTCATTTGCAAGGTCGGCGTATTCCGTCAGACCTTTCATAATTTCAGCAGCCATGTTATCAATTGAAGTCATCGGGCACACCTGCCTTTCTTGTTTCACCCTCAATTTTCAGGTAATCGTTGCGGTCATAAAGAGGAATAATTCCTGTGATGTTGTAGATACTGTTTCGGAACAGGATGCGGAAATTGGTGCTGCTGATGTTCAGTGATGCAGGACTTTGACGGACGAGAAATTCAAGCTTCTGTACCTCTCTGGTTATTCCTGCATCAGTGGTTTCACTTGCTGTTTTCACAGTCACCTTTGCCCACAGGGAGAATGTTTCTTCCCATTTTGTGATGTGGTTGCCGATTTCGTCAATAACAGTTCTGTGTTCCAGAATGGTGATTCTCTGATTCAGATTTCCGATTTCCATCAAATCACGCCCTCTCTCTGTGCAAACAGGATAGAACGGAGATTCAGCGTTAACTTTTGATAATCGGGATTACTTCTGTTTTCATAAAGATAACCAAGTGCGAAAAGCATCGCAGTCCGCACGGTATCTTCATTTTGGGTAAAAGCATCCTCGTCCATTCTACCAACGTCCATTACCAGATTTTTAGCTGTAAGCAGCAGATTCTGAATCAGTTTGTCATCCTCATCATAATCCACTCTCAGATAATTCTTCGCTTCTTTCAGCGTTATCATTTACATCACGCTTTCTTGATGGTAAGTGTCTTAATAGCCTCCGGGAGAATCAGCTTGCCGTCCAGTCTCTGACTTGCAAGAAAGCCAACCTGTCCGGTCATAGCAAAGAGTTCATTCAGTCTCTTGAAAGAGCGTCCCTGTCTGTCAGCTACCCAGTAATAACTAAAGTCACCGAATGCCATACACTTGTTGCCAGCCTTGATTTCCGGCACATAGCTTGATGTCTTGTAAGGGCGATTGAGAATGGTATCTGGTACACCTGCCTGAACAGACGGATTCCAGATGTAGTTTCCTGTGTTGTCCTTCAGCTTGCGAAGTGCCTTAACCGTGGAATCGTTGAGAACCCACACCGCTTTCTTACGATACGGACTTCTGAGGGAGTAGAACAGTTCCATGACATCATCAAATGTAATGCTTGCACCTGTAGTAGTTGCACCGTCTTCCGCACCGCCTACGGTATGGAAGATGCCTGTCGGCTTGCCCTTGCCGTCACCAACAAAGAATGCCTCTTCTTCCTTAGCGCCGATACGACGGGCAAATTCACGGGCAATGTAGGAAGGCAGGTCAAACACACTGTCGTTCAGCAGTTCCTCAGAAATCTTGATTGCTGTTCCCAGCTTATATGCGGAAAGCGATGCCTGACCGAAGGTATCATCGGAGAGCGTATACTGCTGCTCCTCGTCCATCCACACAGCTTCTCCCTTGGAAGTCACAATCGGAATCTTACGGTCGCCGTTGGAAGTCTTGATGACCGTTGCCATCTGACGGAAGACACTTTCTTCCTCCAATGCTTCCACCAGTTTTCGTTCGTGAGGTAGCAGTGTGCCGCCTTATCATCTTTCGATGACAGGTTTGCACAAAGCCCC